TTAGCAAGCATCGAACAGCGCCTATCAATGCCAGATTTTTGTTCGTCAACTGGAGTTATCCGTTTTAGCCTAGACGAGTTCTTGCGTTCAGATGCACTCGCTCGCGCTCAAGTTTATGAAATCTTAAATCGAATTGGCGCGATGAGCGTTGAGCAGATTCAAGAAGAAGAAGATCTGATCGACAACAAGGAGAACCGATGAAAATAACTATGCCATACGCGATCACAGCGGCAGATACAGAATCTCGCATCATCGCAGGCCGCATCGTTTCATGGAACGCTGAAGGCAGCACATCCGCCGGGCGCACGATGTTCAAAGAAGATTCAATCACCATGGCCAAGAACATCAAGTTGGTTCTTCAGCATGATGTAACTCGCCCATTGGGCAAGATGGTTTCATTCGAAGCAGATGCAGAAGGCATCACAGCAGAATTTAAGATCGCCAAGACAACAGCAGGCAACGATGCTCTAGAAGAAGCTGCAACTGGGCTTCGTTCAGATTTTAGCGTTGGCGTAGATGTTGCAGAGTGGGATAACGAAGATGGCGTTATGGCTATCAGCGCATCCAACCTCATCGAGGTCAGCCTCGTTACCGATGGCGCAATCCCAGGCGCAGAAGTCGCGAAAGTAGCGGCAGTAGAAAATGAAGTTTCTGAGACACCTCAGGAAGAAACACAATCAACCACAGAAGGAGAACAAGTGCCAGACACTACCGTTCCAGAAGTTGCTCCTGCCGCAGAAACGGTAGAGGCTGCAAAGGTTGAAGTAAAGGCTGCAACAGCACCTTATATTTCAACTGTTGTTCGTAACCCAATCGTTGATAAGGCTTCTTATCTCGAGCATTCAGTTCGCGCAAAGTTAGGTTCAGAAGAATCTCGTATGTATGTTGCAGCAGCAGCAGATGTTACAGATAACGCAGGCCTAGTTCCAACACGCCAACTCACAGAGGTCATTAACGGCATCTCAAACGCAGATCGCCCATTCATTGACTCAATTTCTCGCGGAACTCTACCTGATGCAGGTATGACTTTCGAGATCCCAAAGATCACAGTTGCTCCAACAGTTGCAGTAGCATCTGAAGGCGGAACACCATCAGAAACAGATCAGAATGCAGCTTTCGTAACTGTAAATGTTCAGAAGTTTATCGGACAGCAAACATTCTCACTAGAACTTCTAGATCGTTCTTCACCAGCATTCTTCGCTGAACTCGTTCGTCAAATGGAGTTTGCTTACGCAAAGGCCACAGATAACGCAGTTGCAACAGCAATGGTTAATGGTGGAACAGATGGCGGAAACCGCGCAGCACTTACAACAGGCGCTCTTGTTGCTGACTTCGTTTCAGATGCAGCAGTTTCTATTTACAAGAACACTCTTGGCTTCGCACAAAACATCGTAGTTTCTCCAGAACAATGGGGTGCTCTCATGGGCTTGGTCGATGGTTCAAATCGCCCAATCTTCCAACAGACAATCAATCCTCAGAACGCTGGCGGAACTCTTACTGCAACAGCAGTTCGCGGAAACCTTCTCGGACTTAACCTTCGAGTTTCACGCGCACTAACAGATGGTTCAGGCGTTGGCGATAACACTCTTATTGTTATCAACCCAGATGCTTACACCTGGTACGAATCACCACGCCTATCACTCCAGACAAACCTCATCTCAACAGGTCAGGTTCAAGTTGGATACTACGGCTATGGCGCAACTGCTACAAAGCTTGGCGCAGGCGCTTACCGTTTCATGGTTGCGTAGTCAATAACTAATCATGGGGGGGCTGCTGCTCCCGGTGGCTCCCCCAGCCGTTTAATAGAGAGGATGTAGAGATGGCTTCAATCGTTACAGTTGCAGAACTAAGGTCTATCCTTGGCGTTTCTACATCCCTTTATAACGACGCATATTTAACAGATGTGATCGACACAGCAGAGGCAGTTATCTTGCCAATGCTAGTTACATACGCTTCACCAATTTCACGCGTGGAGTTGCAGGACAATATCGCTTACTACACAGTTCTAGGCGAGAACAACTTCTCAGAGGGTCAGAGCGTAGTCATCACAGGATGCGGCTCCCCTTTCAATGGCACTTTTACAATCTTGGAATCTAGCAACTACGACATAGACACCTATGTAATGAACTCCAATTCTCGCGTATTCGTAGATGGCGTTTATAGAGATTTCAACGGATTCTTCACAGTATCAATTACCAACGCAGACATCGATGGCAGAAATGTTATCCCTTCAGGCAAGGCAACTCTTTCGGGCGCTGCAACCTATGTAGGCGTAAGCGCAGTTGAATCAGCAGTTCTCGCAGTATCAGTAGAAGTATTCCAATCTCGCATCGCTCCAGGCGGACAGATCGAGGGAATCGACTTCACAAATGTCTCGCCTTATCGTTTAGGCCGCAGCCTTTTTAACCGCGTATCAGGACTCCTAGGGGCGTACATCGACACCGATTCAATGGTGCAATAAATGCCAGCCTCAACAATCCTGGACACAGTTCGTCAACCTTTAGCCACAGCCTTCGCCAATGTCGCAGGCAATGTCTATGCTTATGTACCAGAAGCGCCGATGGTTCCTTTCGTTGTGTGCGTTCCAGATTCTCCCTATCTTGAATTAGAAACAATCGGCAAGACCACACTTCACACTAAAATTAACCTTGTAATCTCTGTCGCAGTTGCCTATAACAGCAACCCGGCATCGCTCGACAACCTCGAGCAGCTCGTAATAAGTGTTCTGAAAGTTATCCCAGTTGGATACACAATCGGAGCGGTTGAAAAACCAACGGTTACTCAGGTCGGCCCTAGCAATGTCTTGGTGGCAGATATCAGAGTTTCTACCTACTACACACAAACAAACTAAGGATAAATAATGGCAACCACAGTAATCACAGGTCGCGATATTTCTCTATCTTTCACAGGTGGAACAGATATCGAAGCCCAAGCAACTTCAGCAGTTCTAACTAAGACAAACCTTCGCGAAACTTTTCAGACACTTGATGGTGAAGCTTACAAAACCACAAATATTGAGGGTACTTTCGCACTTTCAATGCTCGCTGATTGGGGCAAGACAGGTTCAGTATGCGAGGCTCTATGGGCTGCTGCTGAAACAGCACCAGACACAGACATCACAGTAAGCCTTACTGCTGCTACAGGCGCAGTATTCTCATTCCCAATTATGCCTGAATTTCCAACAGCAGGTGGCGCTGGAACTGATGCCCAGACAGTAGACTTTACTTTCAAGGTATCAAAGGGTGCAGTTACAGAAACCTTCAGCTAAACAATAGAAACGGGAGCAAACAATGCAACAGCAAATAACAATTAAATATATTGATGGATCGGAAACCACTTACCTGGTTCGCCCACCTGATTACGCCAAATGGGAAATGACCACTAAAAAGGTTATCTCTCAGTTTGGCGGCATGTGGGACATCCTTTATGTAGCACATTCAGCGATGAAGCGTGATGCAGGCGGCAAGCCAACCAAGACACTCGATGTCTGGATGGAATCGGTCGCGGATGTTGAAGTAGGTGAAGGAAACCCAAAAGTCATACAAGAGGAAGCGTCAGCCGACTCTTAGTAGAACTGGCAATAGCCACTCAGATCCCTATGGATCATTGGCAAAGCGCCGAGGATATTCTTACAGCGATTGAAATACTAGAGGAGCGTAATCGTGGCAAATGAGTTAGTTGCCTTCGATAAGACGGAACTCCGCATGGTCTTTAAAGCCTTAAAGAATATGGGTGAAGAAGCAAACGATGAGGCCAAGCGCCAATCAGGCGCTCTGGCTGAATTCGCCCGGGCTGAAGTTATTCAAACTGCTAGCAGGGGTAATAACACTAAAGTCTCAGGCAGGATTGCTCAGGGTTCTAGGGTTAAGAAGTCAAGCCGCATCGGTGAGATTACTTATGGATTCGCATCACAGAAGTTCTCAGGTGGGGCGACCACTAAAGATATCTGGGGCGGTTCTGAATTCGGTTCCAATAAGTTTAGACAGTTCCCTGTCTGGTCAGGCCGAGAAGGTCGAGGCTCTAAGGGCTGGTTTATTTATCCAACTCTGAGAAAGATTCAACCTCAGATCGTGGCTAAGTGGACAGAATCATTCGATAAGATTTTGAAAAGGTGGGGCTAAATGGCAACAGGTACCAGAGCGTTAACGCTCAAGCTTCTTGCTGATGTCGATAACTTCACTAAGAATCTTGATAAAGCAGATAAAGATGTTGTCTCTTTTGGCGATAAAGTTTCAGACTTTGGAAAGAAGGCAGGACTAGCCTTCGCAGCAGCAGGCGCAGCCGCCGTTGCTTATGCTGGCAAGTTAGCCATCGATGGCGTTAAGTCAGCCATTGAAGATGAAGCCGCTCAAGCCAAGTTAGCAAACACTCTTCGAAATGTTACTAAGGCTACCGATGCCCAGATTAAAAGCACCGAGGAATTTATTCTTCAGACTTCTCTGGCTACTGGCGTTGCGGATGATGAACTTCGCCCATCGCTTGATCGTTTAACTCGAGCGACTAAAGATGTTGATAAAGCGCAGCAGTTACAGACCCTTGCGCTTGATATTGCGGCAGGTAGCGGTAAGTCTCTTTCAGCCGTTACAGAAGCCCTTTCAAAGGCTCAAGAAGGCAACCTAGCAGGCCTTAGCCGCTTAGGTGTTGGAATCAGTAAGGCTGAACTCGCAAGCCTTTCATTCGATCAGATTACGGCTAAACTCGCTGGCACTTTCGAGAACCAGGCATCAAAGCAAGCCGATACATTCCAAGGAAAGTTAAGCCGCCTGCAAGTGGCCTTCGATGAAGGTAAAGAAACCGTTGGCGCTTACATCCTTACAGCGATCACTCCCTTGGTTGAGAAGTTGGTTAAGGATGTTATTCCAGCAATCGCAGACTTCACTAGCAACCTAGGCGAGAAGCTTCGCCCGGTAATTCAATTCTTGACTCCAATTACAGACGGACTTCGATCAGCGTTTAATTCAGTTCGAAATTCTTTAGCCAGCAACAGCGAAGAATTAAAGCCGCTTCTCATTCTCTTCAAGGGGTTAGCCGATTTTGCTCGAGATGTTTTAGCGCCAATTTTAAGCAAGACTTTAGGTAAAGCGTTTGAAGTAGTTGGCGGAGCCATTGCTGCTCTTATTAGCGGAGTAGCCTCAGTAGTTAACTTCTTCGATGATCTTTACAACAAGATCAAGCGAGTAATTGAGATATCTAAGCAAATAGGTTCTGCCTTAAATCCATTCAATAACGCATCATTCTCAACTGGAGCAGTATCTCCAGCAGCGCCAGTAACCCCAGCAATGCCTACAGCACCTATTGCGGCTTATCGCTATGTCGGCGGCCAAGGAACTACTAATATTACCGTTAATGGCGCAATCGATAGCGAATCAACCGCTCGCCAAATCGTAAGCATTCTCAATGATTCTTCAGCTAGAGGCACACTCGGAAGCGCGGCCTTCTTTTAATGACCGCCTATACACCATCCTATAAGGTAATAATTGATGGCGATGAAGTAACAGATGTAACCATTGCCAATGTAACCGTTACTTCAGGCCGTACCGATATTAACTCTCAACCAGTTGCAGGCTATTGCCAGTTGCAGTTAATGAACCTAGATAACTCAAGTTACAACTTTACAGTAGGCACCGGGCTTGCAGTAGAGGTAACCAATTCGGTTGGTACTTATGTTCCAATCTTCGGCGGTTATGTTTCAGATTTTACTATTGCAGTTAATCGCGCTGGGGATCTTGGATATACAACCCTTGCCACTATTACCGCTCTTGGAGCCTTATCCAAACTACCTAGAATTATTGATAATGGAGTTCTTAGCCAAGACTTTGATGGCGATCAGATTTACAGCCTTCTTTCGGGATATCTTTTAGGCCAATGGAATGAAGTTCCAGCAGCTCAGACTTGGGCAACTTATGACCCCACCGAAACTTGGGCTAATGCCGTCAATATAGGTCTAGGCGAAATCGATCAGCCAGGCGATTACGAAATGATTGCTCGAGGATCTAGCCCAACAGATCTTTATTCACTTTGCGCCGCTATTGCTAATTCGGCTTTTGGCGTTCTCTACGAAGATGCAAATGGCAATATCGGGTATGCAGACCAAACTCACCGCCAAGACTATTTAGCCGCCAATGGCTACACAACTTTGGATGCTAACCATGCTAACGGACTAGGTTTATCATCAACTACTCGAGCAGGCGATTTAAGAAACTACTATGAAATATCCTATGGATCTACTGGCCAGTTTGATTATGTTGCTGAGGATACGCAAAGCCAAAGCCTTTACGGTATCTACGGAGAATCCTTTATTTCTAGAATTAAAAATACTGGGGATGCAGAGGCCTTAGCCGATCGCTATATAGCCCTTCGTGCTAACCCTTATGCCAAGTTTGAAAGCATAACTTTCGTTCTTGGAAATCCTGAGATCGATGATGCCGATCGAGATGCACTTATTAACATCTTCTTGGGTCAGCCAGTATGGATTCAAAACCTACCCGGCAATATCAACAATGGCGAATTTCAAGGCTATATCGAAGGCTGGACATTTCGAGCGAGCCTTAACAACCTGAGCGTTACTTTTAACGCTTCTCCAATAAACTTCTCCCAAGTTGCGGTAAAATGGGAGCAGGTAAATGCAGCAGAGACTTGGAACACTCTAAGTCCAACCCTTACATGGATCAACGCGATAGGAGTCGTAGCCTAATGGCAATTTCTCCTTCTCC